GTTAAAAAGGATTTACTTGCGGGTATCGTCCCCTCTCCATACCAACCTGATATTGCACAGCAACAAGTACGTCAAGAGAACGGTATGTCCGGGAATAAACGCTTTTTTAAGCCTGATGAGCTTGACCAAAAGACATGGGACGAGATATTCAGTGACTTTGAATGGGATTCAATAAAAGTTGAAGTTGTAAACGAGAACTCAGACAAGCAGGCAGTATTACAGACTCTATCCACAACATTGCAGACTATTGCAAGTAATCCTGCCATTTTACAAGACCCTAACGCTAAAATGCTGTTCTCTGCGATACTTACTGAAACTGGCCGCATTTCCCCACTACAGCTCGCTACGGCAGCAGCACAACCAATTCCGACTCCAACAGTTACTCCATCTGCAGGTGGTGGGACGGGAGAATTACAAATTAGTTAAAGCATATGGAACCACAAGGACAACGCGCACGTCTTGAAGACGTAATCAATTACAAACCCGACGAGTATTTTTCAGAGGGCGAAATATCACTTATCCAGAGTACATTTAAAGACAATCCTTTGTTGTTTAAAGTACTCCGCAAGGCACTCATACCTTCTGTCGCTGACCTAGAGTTGCCTATCGAACAATTTGGCAACGATACTTTTACTCAAGGACGGGAGTACGCACAAGTACCTGAAAGTGAGTTGAAGTCTATCGTTGTTGCACGTCAAGACGCTATCAAGTTTATTGCCGGAGGTCTTATCAAACTTCGCGTTATTGCGAACATGAGGACAGAATCTCCAGAGCAAGCTGTATTGCGTCGTGAGAAAGACAGTACAAAGTAGTTGTGGATAAGTACCTTGCTATTAAATCAAAGATAGTGGTGGTATAATTAATTTACTAGAGTAACCATCTCTAAAAATGGAACCAGAAAACCAGGACGACTCGGAAGTCCTTGAAACACCCGAGGAAACAGTGGAGGAAGTAATCGAAGAGGAAACTCTCGAACTTTCAAAAGAAGAAATAGAAGTACTCAAAGCAAAGGCTGCAAAAGCTGATGACCTTGAGAGAAAAAACAAACAGTTGTTTGAACGAGCAAAGAAACAATCTATTGCTCCTCAAACAGACACACTCTCTGCAATGGATGCTGTTTTATTGTCAAAGTCAGATGTTGAAGCTGATGACATTGAAGAAGTACTTGGCTACGCTAAGTACCGAAAGATGACCATAGCTGAAGCATTGAAAGACGCGACACTAAAAGCAATCCTTAACGAGAAAAAAGAAGAACGACAAACTGCAGCAGCAACTCAAACGAGGGGCGGTGCACGTGGAAGTTCTAAAGTGTCCGGTATTGACTTGCTTACTAAAGCAGAAACGTCGGGTGAAGTACCTGATACTGCCGAGGGAATGCGAGCTATTGCCGAGGCGCGATTGGCTAGGAAAAGAGCTGCTCAAAGCTAAGGGGTTCTAGTCAAAATGCGAGTGGATTAATTATATTAATTCACTTTAAATGAGCACACTCTCTACATATACACTCCGCGACAAATACTTTAAGAGTAATCTTGAGGTAGCACTTCGCGCAGCATTGGTATGTGAAAAAATCTGTCGCGTTGACCGTTCTGATCTTAAGCGTATTCAAAACCCTTACATCACGCAGCAAACTGCGGCGATTCAGGCGGTTGCCGGTACATACTCTGTATCTGCAATGACAACTACTGATGATGCTTTGACGGTAGCTGATGAGGTTATCTTCGGAACACACGTATTCAAATTTGAGGAACTTACATCAAACTTTAACTTGATGCAGGACTTCTTCGATGACCTTACATACTCCGTATCATTCAAAATCGACCAGTTCGTTTTGAACGTAATCACAGAGGATGCTACTGGTGCATACACAACTCCAGCTGGTGGGTTCACAACTTCTGCAAACATCGCGGTAATCATGGGCTCTCTTATCGGTAAAGTAGCAGGCTTCCAGTCTGGTACAGCCGAGGGTCTGTTCTTGGTTATCGAAAACACTGACGTTACAGGCTTCGTGCAGGCACAAGTAGCTTCTGGCTTCTCGTACGCTGATGCAGCTCTTAACAACGGTCTTTTGACTAAATACATGGGTGTAGATATCTATGTAGTTCGCTCTGGTACATTCGTATCGTCAACTCTTGGTACTCGTTCTGACCTCACAAACTCTGGCCACCGTGTCTTCGGTGTAAAGGGTAGTACGTTGTACGCAACTCCACGTGGTCTTCAGTACGAAGAGAAAGGCGTATCTGGTAAGACTGGCAAAGAAATTGTTGTCAGTGGTCTAGTTGGTGCAAAAGTTTGGACACCTAAAGCTGACCTCATCGTAGATATTACGCTCGCGTAACATTATCAACCCATTCGTGGGTTGATGGGGTACGCTCTCCACTTGCGGCGTGCCCACCCCACCAGCCCACGAACAGAAAAAAACAATGGCAAAAAACAAAGAAAAAGAAGTAGAAGAGGTAGCAAGCTTGGAAGAAGTAATCCAAGAGGCCGCAGAAGCTCCTATGACACCACGTGAAGCACGCTGGAAGCAGTATGTAGCAAACTACAAACTTTCTAACCCAGTAAAAGGTGCTGCAAAAGAAGCGCGCGGAGAGTTTAAAGAAGTTCCTCTATCGTTTCAGTAATTATTAGTTAACTCTTGATTCAATGAGTGATTCACTAAAAACAGGAACACTTGCAGTAGGAGTAACCGCAGTCCTATTAACGGCTGCGTTTATATTTACAACTACTCGCAGTACTCAAACAGTTACACAACCAAAGCAACCAATGCCGACATACAGTGGATTTGAAGCAATGGATCATATAACTGTCGGTGGAGTCAGTACGTATTATTTCTCGCAGTCTATGACACAAGGTGCCTCTACTACTTGTCAATGGCAAACTCCTGGTGCGACAAGTACGGTACACATAAAAGCGCGCTTTGGGTTTGCTTCTGCCTCTGCGGCACTGATAGAGTTTGGAAAGTCACCAGCGATAAACGCAACAACAACGCTTATTGGACGCTACAACCTAGGTGCAGGTGTACAAGCTACTCTTGTGTCAACTAGTTCTCCGTCAAACAGTACGGGTATAGACGATGTTTTGGTCGCAGCACCAAGTACATGGCTTGCGGTTAAACTTGGTGGTGGTGGCACGGGGTCACTTCCAACAGGTACATGTAATTTCCAAGCAGAACTACTTCCGTAATTAACAACTAAGTCCGCTAACGCGGGCTTGGGCTAGAGCTTCAAGAATGGAACTTTAACCCAAGCCCGCAAAGAACATGACACTAAACAAAACAACTTTAAAAGTGCTCATCGTAGGAGCAATTGTGTTCCTTGCGATATTGTCTATTATTTTTAGACAACCAATACAAACAGAAGCGAGCGTGCCACGTGGTGGAGAATACCAAGGCACAACAACAGTACAAACGTACTTTCCTAAAGAAATACAGCTGTTAAGTGGTAACGGTACCCTTGGTTCAGTGATTATCACAGGTGCAGCAGCAGGTGTTATAAACATCTACGATGCAACCACTTCTGATGCAACACTGCGTGCGCCAACTATGAGCTCATCGTCAATTCTAGTAGCATCATTCCCTGCAAGTGCCGCAACTGGTACGTACACATTCGACAGAGTTGTATTCAATGGATTGTACGTCAGTATTGTAGGTACAATCCCAACAAGCACCATTACGTTTAGACCATAACCAAAATGTCACTAATATTTAACGACACATCCACCTACAAAGGGCTTGTACAACAGTACGAGTTTGAAATTGGTGCAAACGCAGCTGATGTGTCGGGTAATACAACAAGACTTAAACAGTTCGCAGCTTCGGTAAACATTGCGTACGATAACTTTGTACGGATTGCGCTAAACGCATCGGGAACATGACAGTTTGATGACAGTAATCAAACAGACTACCCAATAATCACTACAGACTTAGTATCTGGGCAACGAGACTACAGCTTCACAACTGACGGAAGCAGCAATTTAATACTCGATATATATCGGGTATTTGTTGCTGATAGCTCTGGTGTTTTCAGTGAAAT